TCCGCTGCTGGGCCGCTGATACCGTAGCCGCCACCGCTGCGCGGGTAGATGATTGCAGGCTATCCGCCGCCAAGCCAGCCGCCGCCTTGGTAATGCCAGTGCGGCTTTCCTTCATGCCATCCATGTAATCCAGCATCGGGAAAGCCTGCTGGCCCACAAAAGGCATAGAGAACGGCTGAACCATCCCCGGCGCCCGCATACGGATTACACCACCAACTTCCGTATTCAGCACATCGTCAACATTCACCTGGCCCTCAACCACACCCACGCGCGGGTGGATGGCTAACGCCAGACTATCCAGCATATTACGCTGGATGTTGGATTTGATAAGCTGAATGTCCATCACCTGATCGGCAACAGACAAACCGAAGAACGTATGAGGCTCCGGGTCCGGGCAGAACACCGCAAACGGGATCATATCCGCCGGTTCGTTCCGCACCACTTCATAACCCTGGCCAATCGTGCAAACGCGGCGGAGTTCCGCAATGCCGTCGCCATCCATGTCGATCTTCACATAAGACTCGACATACAGAACCTTTTTCGCCGCAACATCAGACCGATTAGCCATATCAATGGTGGCTTGCGGGTTACGAATAAACCGCTCTTCGTTGTCCTCTAGTTCGTCCACCTCATTGGCGTAAGGCTCAATCTCGTCCTTATCGTACCCCATCGCCACCAATTCGCTTACCGTCAAAATGCGGCGATGCGCGACAATGGACGAATCATCCAAGCTAATAGCAGCCCGCGCCACCAGCAACTCTTCCGGCGGAACCGCCGCAATCTTCAAGCGGCCCTTGTCCCACTTACGGATCACCCGCACATCATACATATTTGGGCCAGGCATACCCGTAGTCGGATCAACCTCCCCAGGATAAGCCACCGTCACCTGAACTTCGCAGTTCGGATCAGAGTTCAAAACCGCCAAACCCGTGTCATCCAAACCACTCATATCAACAGTCTGGATTTCGGTCTGATTATCCCAATAGAACTTGATAATCCCGGTCTTGCAAACCAAGGCATCCTTGAAGGCGGAATAGAAAATCTCGAAGCCCGGATTATCGCGGGTCAGCACATAATTGATGTAGTCCGTAGCCTGCTCCGCCATCGCCACATCTTCCGGGCCATTCGGAGCGAACTCGACAATTTTCTGACTACCGAAAAACACACGCATCAGGCTCGGCAAGATCGCCTGCACCGTATCACGCACATCGCGGCTAACCACCTGAGAACGACCATCTTCCTCGTTCCCGAATGGCATCCCACGGTAGTACTCAGTAGCAACGGCGCGCAATGGCGAAATGGTGCTGTCGATATAATCAACCGCATCTTCGATTTCGCCAGAAACGATAGCCTGAATGTCGATCTCATCAGGAAGATCAGCATCCATGCCAGCGTCAACTTCCGAGTCCTGCATCTGCTGCGTGATGTCGGAAACCAAGTCAGAAATCTTCGGGTCCATGCTTAATCACCCAGCAAGCCGGTGAACCGGCGTTTCGGAATACGCTGCTCGTTAATAGCATTCAACAAGCCCAAGCCATACATATTAACGGCTTCCGGGCGCATGACATACTCACCGACATGGACCGTGGTTTTGACCGGGGCATTCTTCTTCTTGCCCTTTACCAAACCACCCTTCCGGTAACCACCGTCCCCGCCGCCATCGCCCCCGCCACCACCGTCGCCATCGCCCCCGTCACCCCCGTCACCCCCGTCGCCATCGCCCCCGTCTCCATCACTATCGCCCTCACCAGCGTCAGAAGCGGAAGCGTCCGCTGCTGCTGCGTCAGCCGCTTCGGCGTCCGCCGCTGCCGCCGCTGCTTCTGCTGCCGCTGCCTCCGCCGCTGCTGCTTCAGCCGCCGCTTCGGCGTCTGCCGCTGCTTGGGCTTCCGCCATAGCGGCAGCAACAGATGCAGCGGCTTCTTCGTCGGAAGTTTCAGCATCAGATTTAGATGCGGGCGCAGCAGCCGTAACGTCAGCCATCATTGAAGCAATCGCCTCATTCAAGCCAACCTTGCCTTCCGCAACATCACGGCCAAGTTGGTCCGCCATCGCGGCCAAATCAGCAGCCGGAACCCCCGTCAAATCAGACACCGTTGCAGCCATGGCGTTCAACGCTTCTTGCTGGGTCATGCGACCTTCAGCAACATCAGTCGCCAAACCAGCAGCCTGCTCACCCATGCCAAAGTCGCCCGTAACGCCAGTAGCGTCTTCACCATCAGCCGGATAAACATCCAACAGAGAAGTAATGTTCGGGTTCACCACATTACCCAAGTTAGTCAGGGTCTTGGTGATGGCGCCCGTGTCTGTGGTGGCTGCGGTGGTGCCCGGCCCCTTAGAAGTAGTCAGATCGGTAGCGCCCGTATCCAACAAAGAGGTAACGTCAGAAGCAGTCTTGGTGATGTTCCCCGTATCCGCCGTAGAAGCAACATTAGTCGCCGTCTGCCCCGTCGTATCCAACAAAGAAGTAACATTCTGATTCAGCGTACTACTGATGGGCGCCAAATCTTCCCGCGTCGTCTGGCGGTCATCGCTAAGGCGCCGCTGCGTGTTGTATTGCCCCTGCTGGGACTCACGCAACGCAGTGACCTGTTCTGGCGTCAAATCCAATTCGCGGGCACGATCCAACAAGAACCCACCAAGAGAGTTCACACCCGGAACACCCGCCGCCTGATTAAGAAGAGTTCCAAGTGCAATACTAACCGCACCAACCGGACCCGTAGCCAGCGCCATAAGCGCATTCATGGTACCGGAATCATTCGCAATCATTTCAAGATCGCGGTTAAAATCACCCGTGCTGGTCAGCGCACCACGCCCAACAGATGTCGGCGTCCAATCGCCATCACCTTCCCAAAACCTTTGGTCCTGATTAACAACAGGAGGCGCTTCAGGGCGCGTCCGCATCGGCTGAAAGAAACGATGTTCGCCAGGTGCATCATACGTCGCAACAGGGCGAAGAAGCGGATTGAACTGCCAGGACCAAGTATCAGACATCAGCTATCTTCCTCTTCATCGTCGCCCTTGGGCAACATCACCTTCGCCATCAAAACCGTCTCGCGCTGGCGTTTGGTCATCGGCTTCGTAATCGGCCCACCAACTAACCACGCACTACAAGTGCGTGATGCCGCACATTTGAACTCCAACAATTCACAATAGCCCAAGTTCGCCGCCTTAGACACTTCGGGCGCATACGTCTCATCGTTGCTCTCTTCTCCCTGGATACCCTTAACAATGCACGCCATCATTTCCGGGGTCTGGATGAACGCGGCGCAATTACCACACCGCATCGTCTTAGCCTCATCAGCAGTCGTATTCCATTCCTGCGCCCGGAGTTTCCAGAAGAAGTCATCCTCGCTATTCGGGTTCGCAGGACCATAACCGAAGTCCTTAAACGCCCGATCACGATACTCCACATTCTCTTCAAGATCATAGGTGGCCTTCGGACACTGCATCACACCAATTCCGTGACCGACATCGTAGAAAGAGTAACAGCAGCGTCCTTAATTACCGCAATCTTGTCGCCGGGATTGCAAGCAAACACTTCTACCGAGTTATTGGGTACCATCACACTACTCGTAATCGAAGCCGTTGGATTAGACCCGATTTTCACATGGCAATGGCCATTACTCACAGCCACACGAACAAACCGCGTTTCAGCGCCAAAAGCTGTGCTTTGAACGCTCGAAGTGGTGACGGTAAAAACCTGAGTAGCCCCGACATCGAAAATCTGCGGGATCACATGGCCATTATCGTCACGAAGTTGGAAACTCATTTGGATTTCTCCTTGTTACGGGCCGAAATAGCCTTGGCCTTCGCCTTGGCGTCCGCCTTACTGGAAGCGCCCCACGCCTGCAACGATTTCAGCAGGCGCGTCGGTTCGCCCTTCGCATCACGCTCCGGGCCAGGCATATTGCCCATCCGCGCCAGGAAACTAGCCCGGCGAGGGTTATCCCCCGCCTTCACCGGCGCCTTCAAATTAGAACCCGGATTAGCCGCCTCATAAGAGCGACGGCCAGCCTCATTCAAACCACCACTGGGGTTCTTTCCGGCTTTCCGCGTCCAGGCTGGGGATTTCATCCAATCCGCCCCTCAAAAATCATGTCCAAGGCCACAATCGGCAACCGCAACACAACCGCCGCCGCATCCATGACCCCGTAGCTAAATAACACATTTTCCGGGGTAATTACCAACCCCGAATTAAACTCTATCTGCTCCGCCTCAAACAAGAAAACAGGGGACACCCGCGTCACATCCCAAGTGTCCGCATCATACTCCACCAGCCGGTGAGCATAATAAATCGGCTTCTTGCCATTCTTCTCGCCAAAACGGCGATGCAAACAAGTCACCAAACGGCCCTTATGCGGTACAATCTGGCTGGAACCACTCCACCCCACCAAATCTGCCCGACCATCCCCGTAAAACACGGGTTCTAACATCGGGCCACCGCCAAACTTGTACACAGAAATTGGGTAAAACCAATGCACTAGCTTCAAATCTTGCCCATCAACATAAATGCCCCAGTTCTTCTCTTTTTTCTCGCCATTTGGCGACAAAAGCACCTGTTTCTCCGTCATAACCGAGGAAACTGGCGCCAAAACCATCGTATTTGCATCATTTCGGCTAGAATGCCCGCTGGCCAAACCCCACCAGGCACCCTTCCAGGCAAACAACCGCATATCCTCCAAGCCATCTCTACAGACAGGGGACTGCCTGATCTCCGTATCGTCGATCTGCACTGCATTTAGTTGCGCCAGCGTCTTGGCGTCCAAGTCAACCAGCCAATTCACCGTATCCGGTGCGCTGCCCTTGATCCAAATAGACCCGGTGGGCAACAACCGATAGTTCAACGTGCGAACCACCGCCCTGATCTTGTCACCATCCCACGCAATCGATGGATTACAAGCCGCCATCTTACTCGGCAGCTTGATCTCCACACGCTCCGCGCCAGGAAACTGGCTTAAAATCATGCCACCTTCTCAAACAACATCAGCGTATTCCGCCCCCAAGGGGCTGGCTTCCGCCGCGTTGTCTCCTGAAACATCGCCGTTTCCACCACTAGATTACGGAAACCATGCTGGCCAAACTTCTCCACCCAGTATTCCGCCGTCTGCTCATTCACATGGTGGTGCCCGCCCTGACCGGGCACCGCATGACACATCAACACCCGATCCGCACACCGCATGGTGGCAAACCAATTATCCTCATACTTCGCGTCAACGTGTTCCACGAACTCCGTCGATATACACAAGTCAAACCGCTGCCCAATGTCCAGCGGTCCCTTGGTATAATCATGCAAGATAATCGGGCCGCACTTCGCCTTCAAAATAGCGTCTGGGTGCCCCTCTACCCCCAGCACCCGGCACCCCATATCCTGGAACCACTTCAAATTGACCGCCGTGCCACACCCGACATCAATCACAGACTCAACGCCATACTCCAACAGCAGCCAGCCCCAAATATCCGGCGTGAACGTGTGTCCGTCGCCTTCCTCATAATAGCCACCCAAATGCGCCATCTCGTTCATGCGTGAACCTCGCTCGACATTTTACCCTGCAACGTCAACTGGCTGACCAGTTCGGGCAACACCGTCAGCACCTTCAACTTGGGCAACACCTTCTGCTCCAGCAGAATATCAACCGGCGTATTTGCTGGCTTGGTATGCTCAATCAACGTCTGAATGGCCCGCTGGCGCCACCAAATAGCCGCCGTGCAAAGGGGATATCTTACGTCATAGAGTTCGTCTTTGTGCTTGCGCTTCCACTTTTGATCGTCAACGCAACAACTCTGCAAATAGACACCATCCACATCATCATCCACCTTGGCGCGGATAGCGGCCCACTTTTCCAGAAAGTTTTCCGGTAAAACCACATCATCCTCGAACACCATAAACTCGTCCGCGCCGTCATGCTCCGCTAGGTTCCACGCCATGTGATGGCTCAACACCAAAGCCGTAGCACCCCGCGTCACAAAGTAATCCGAGTGCATCGGTATCTCAGACTTGATCTGCATCGACTTGCCATAGATGCCCCAGACCCAAGTGACCGGCACACCCTCGCGCTCGAACTCCAGCTTCACCCGCGCCGTGCGTTCCGGTGTCTCTCGCAGCGAAATGCAATAATACTTCACTTCTTCTTCGCCGCCGCCATGTTGTCGATCAGATTTGGGTACGGGCGCCCCGCCGCCTTGGCACGACCAATCGCCGCTGCCTTCTTCGCAGGCGACAACTTCTTTACCTTCGGCAATCCCGCTGGACGCGGCTTATCCCACACTTCTTTCATCAGACTACCCCTTTCACATTCCGCCGGATTGGCTGGCCCCACCTTATAGCATATCCACCACCACCACTGGCTACCGCCGCCGTGGTGGCAAACGTCAAACAAAACGCATCCGCCTTGTCAGGTGATCTTCCTAGCCTGCGCTTCATCTGAGACTTCGGCTCAACCTGTATCTTGCCCGCACTCGTCACCGTGTACAGCGGACCACACAACTCATCCACCAAAGCCTCATCATTCGGAATGGTGCAATCCCTGGCTTCAAACCACTCCCTGGCCTTCCACCACAATTCATCCCTTAACCGGCTGAACCGGTGCCCATCTAAGGCGGGCAACTCCGCCACATTGATCCCACGCACTGGCAAGTTCAATTCGCGTAGCCGATCCACCACGCCCGCACCAAGACCAATCACATCGACCAAGATTTCCTGGGGGCGCATACTGCCCGGCGTTGCATCCCACTCGACCTTGATCAAACCACACGTTTCCATCAGGTCTTTACCACGCCACATCTTAATCGGTTCAGTGATCGCATTGCCCCGGCGCTTGGCCAGCGTCGTACTGTCATCGCCAAATCTTGCAACGTCCAAACCCCATACCACGGGCGCCGTCTGGCTTGGCTCAACCTGGCGCGTGGTGGCACTCTCTATAAGATGTCGCGCAATAAGAGCATCATCATCTCCAGCAGGAAACTCTCCAAGAACGCGTACACGATACTGATTTGACCCATCACCATACTGTGCCACCATGTCCTCTAAGAAAGCCTTGTCCACCGTATCCGCATCGTGACAACTGACCTTCTTACCCCACCACCGCTTGCGGTTCTTGTTGAACGCATCATAAAAATAACCCGTGGTGCGCGTGGGGTTCCCGGTCATTACCACCTTGGCGCCTTCGGTAGATAACGCGCCCTGGCCCACCTCAAACACGATGTCAGGAACGCCAGATGCCTCGTCAATCACAAAGAGAAGGTTCTCACTGTGGAACCCCTGCAAGGCTTCCGGCTGCTCCCGGCGGCTGGTGCGCGCCACTGCAAAGCTGTCGGGGACGCCAGCCAATTCGATCTTGTCGGATTTGATCTCCAACAGGCGCCGCATTCCCTCGGGTAGCTTGCGGTGCCATTTGCCAATCTCGGACCACAAGACATCGGATAACTGGTGCGCCGTGTTGGCGGTGCAGACGACCTTGGTTGGCAATCTGGTAAGCAACCACCACAACACCAGCCAGGACAAGAACGCTGTCTTGCCCACGCCATGGCCAGAGCGGATCGCCACACGGTCATTACTGGCGATGGCGCGCAAGGCGTCCGCCTGCCACTTCTGCGGGGTGGCGCCAAGCATGGATTCGACGAATAGAACTGGGTCCGTCGCCAACTGCTCGATAATCGCCGCCTGTTCGTCGGCAGTGGGGGCAGCGGGGGGTGGGGGTGCTATTGGGCCTGTGTCTTGGTACGCTGGGGGTGGGGCTTGGACGCCATTGGCCTCAGCTTCGGCAGCGGCTCGCGCCGCTGCCTCCGCTGCTAATCTAGCCCGCCGCTTGGGTCTGCCTGCCATGAGAGTTACAGCCTACCAAAATTTTTCATCGGGGGTAAAGGGACGTTTTGCCTTTTTGCCCCCACCCCACGGGGGGGTAAGTACATATATGCCACCGCCAGCCCGCCCCCGCCGCTTTTCGAAGGGGGGGTGGGGCCGGGGGTGCCAGTTTCGGGGCACTTGGCCTGAAACCGCATAAGGTCCATTATGTAAAATTACTTGCTAAGTATCTGATATGATTGCATTCTTGCGTTTGCGTGTATCGGCATTGTTTCCTAATTTTTTTACCTCGTTTCCCGGCTCAGGGTCAACGTCAATAATGCGCCGGGCTTCCCGCTCTTTCTGGCGCATTTTGTCATTGGCCAGCTTAAGCGCTTCAACGTAACTCTCCCCTACTTCTAGCGTATGCGTTGTTTTGTCCCCATAAATCCTGGGCGCTATCTTCCCGACAAGCCACCGCCTGGCATCGAATTTCAGGCGCGCAAGCTGCGCCTGTTCGGGGTCTATCGTTTTTTCAACATCCCGAACAGCCTTTTCAGCTATCGCATGGGCTTGTTGTTCACGGGCGCGCGCGTATGCTTGCTGCCATCGGCCATCTAATCGCGTCAATTCGCCATGCACCACATAGCTAGAAGGGAAGCCGTCCTTCCCATATAGGTCACAAAGCAATTCCCCATTACCGACACGGCGCAGTAATTCGGGAATGTATTTTTCGGGGTCATATTTGGGAGGATATGGCATAAGCCAAAGGATACCTAATCCAAGCCCATAAAAAAAGCCCGGCATGAAGCCGGGCCTATTTTGATGCCGATTCGGTCTAGATTCCGTCTCCCTCCCCAGGCTGACACCCTCCCACCATATCAAAGCTTTTGGCAAGCATAGCTTGCACCAAAGCCGGGAGATTCTTGCCTTTTGGCCATTTGGGCGGATCAATTCCGGCGATTCTAAGATTTAACGCCCAAAGCCGCCCGATTTCATAATTGGCCTGCCCTATCTGATCCGTAAATCGCCATGTGTCGAAAGCTTTGCCTGCCACCATATCCGAATAACCAATCTGCGCCGCAATTACCGCCGGATGTGCCGCTAGGCCGCGTTTTGGGGCGCCGCGTTTTAGGGTGTTGTTTTTCATGCCGCGCCCCTCACAACAAACCCGGATTGATCGCGCTTTGCTTTGCGCCCCTTTGGCAATAGACCGACAATCACGCCTTGAGGATCTAAATGGCGCAAATCGTGCTTATCCCCATCAATTACCGGCAAACCGTGCCAATATTGCGGGATACTTTCAAACACTACGGCCGCATTCAAACCCCTTCGCACTACTGCCAAAACATCGGCTTTATTCTTTTCAGTGTGCGATAGCGTCAAGTGATAGTTTTCAGGAAGCTTTCGCGTTAAGCGCGCCGCAATTTTGGTGTAATCCACAAATTGCAGCTTAGGGAAAGCTTCCATAAGATTAGAAAAGCGCTTGCCTTGCCTTTCGCAAGATATGCCTTCGAAGGCGATATCAGTGGAACCATTCATTCTCACGCAAAGCTTCAAGCCCATTCGCTGCGCTTTTTTCTCTGCCAATTCAATTGAATGCACCACATCGGCCATATAGTCCGCCCGGCTTTTCATAAACCGGCGCGCCTTGTCGATCCGGCTTTTCCGAACGGAATTTAAATCAGCTTCATTCGCCGCCATTCCAGCCTGGCCAGAAAACCACCCCAAGCAAAGCGCTTTGCAAGCTGCCGAAGCTTTTGGGCATAGGTTTCCCACCCCTGCTAGATCCGCTGGCGCCATGTAATGAATGGCATTCAGATAACCAAAGCCCTGTGCCTTTATGGCTTTCGCAGAATCGAAGCTGAAAATTCGGTTTTGCATGGTTTCCCCCTCCCTCAAAACACCAACAGCCAAACAAAAAACCCCAGAAAGAAAGCGCAAATCCCGAGATCATCTTTGAAAGCCATTGTCTTTTCCCTTTGCGATGCGCGCATGATCACGCGACACGACAAAGGTGAATAATCTTGACTAAAAATACAAGCACAAAAATGCGCTGATCAAATTTATTTTTTAGCCCGGCTTTTCGGGCTTTTTCTGGCATTGCGTTTGCATCTTTGGATTTTCCACAGTCTATGCCAAGCCCATGATCCGCAAGCGCATTTCCTGAAAATGTTCATATCGCATTTGGAAACTGATCGATCAGGTCAGACCGAAAGTGCCGTTTAGTTTTTTCGGCTCTCAATTCCCCTAAAATGCTCATACCGGATTTGGAAATCAATCGATCCGGTTGTACCAAAACTGCCCATTAGGATTTTAGAAGCCGTAATGGGTTTGGAGCCTTTCAAGCCCCTGCACCACCTGTCCAGCCGCCTTTGCCACCTCAATCCCCTTACACTCAGCCCAGCCCGTCACCGTGCCATGGCTAAGAACCGTCCAAGCCAGCGCAGGCATAGCAGTCGTTCCAACTGCCCTAGAAGCCCGTGCAAACGCCTCACGCGCCCCAAGCCTCCCAGCCTGCCCCGCATAATAATCATCCCGTAGCCGCTTTGCAGCGGCATACAGCGCCTCGCTAATCATACCCCTCGCCAGCATAGCGTCTGGCGCCCAATACCTATCGCTCACCAGCGTACAGCCTTCCTGAATATCCGGCCCGAAGTCTATGCGTGCTGCCTCGAA